TGGCAATATTAGTAGTTAAGTACGCAGAAATCCATTGCTACTGTAATAGAAAGCTCAATAGTTTCTGAGTTAGACCAGTCAAGAGATCCTTGATTTACGCTGGTTAAGAAAGCTCCTTTGATTACCCATTCTGATACTATATCTCCTACAGGTCCTAGAATGTTAAGAGTTAAATCTTTCTTATATAGGTCAGAGTATCCTGCTCTACCTGTTACTGATTCATAAGAAATACGAGCCCAGTCCATTACTGCTTGTGCTCCTGATGGTGTGATTGGATCATATAATGTCATGTCCATATCTCCCCATTCTCTTTTACCTCTAATTTTTCTATAGGTGTTGATATGATCGAGTTTAATTGACTCATCAGTAAAGTTTGGAGCTGATACATTCTTTACTAAGAATGATGGGATACCGTCCATATACATAACAAATCTGTTCTGTACTTTTGGCTCGAAAGCTCTAAACATTATTTCGTTCGGGTCTAATGTTGCCATGTTATATTAATTGCTTTATTATAAATATCAATTTTTTAAATTATGCATCGAATGTAGCTCCTGTTGGCTCAACAACGAAGTCTAGTACGATGAATTCTGCAGTTTTAGCTGGTTGGATAAAGATCTGTCCTACTAACTGATTTCTATCTACTACATCTGCAGTGTTGTTTGAGTCATCCATTACCACTCTGTAAGTGTAAAGTCCTTGCTGCTGTACAACTGACTCTAGGTAAGGATTAACTGATGCTAAGAATCTGTTTCTTGTTGCAATTGTGTTTTGCTCGAATACTAAGTTTCTTGCTTGGTTACCTAAGAACTCTTTCAACTCGATTAATAAACGTCTAACATTTACTCTATCTAGAGCTGAAGACTTAGTTTGTAATGTCTTCTGACCGAATACTGAAATACCTGATCCTGGGAATGTAGCAATTGGATTTACTTTTCCGTTGTAAAGGCTATCTCTATCTGATCTAGTCAATTTCTTTTTAGCTTGTAATACTCCGGCTAATCCACCTCTTACAAGTCCTGCTGGTGCGAACCATGGTGCTGAACTGTTATCTGTGAATGCATATACTCCTGGAATAACAACTGAAGCTGGTACCCATACAAGTTTACCTGTAGCCGAGCTCATCTGTAGCCATGGCCAGTAAGAAGCTGCATAAGAACTGTTAAGCTCTCCTGCTTCTGAAGTTACTGTAGAAATTGTGTTAGTCCCGTAAGCTACTAAATCTACTACTGCGATACAATCTCCTCTAGACTCTGCAAGAGAGACGATGCTATCTACTGTAGTGCCGTGTACGTCGTGTAATAGACCTGGAGCAGAAATAATATTAAATTGGAATTCATCTTTATTACCTAGTAAAGTAATAACGTCAGTATAATTATCTCCTATTAAACCTTGAGTTCCAGCAGCTATATCTCCAAAGTAATTATTGTTACCGTCTACAGTACTTATGACATCTCCTGTTGCTCCTTGGAACGAACCTGAACCTGCTGTTGGGAGTGAACCTGAAGCAGATGCTACTCTAATTTGACCGTCATTACCTATGTAGTCATAAGTTTTAGTATTAACAGATGATACGTAGATAAATTTAGACTTGTTAGTATAATCTCCTGTTGTGATCAAATCACCGCCTGTTAGACTTACTGATTGATCCCCGATTGCTGCGGCAATGTAGTTAGGTGAATTAGGATCTAGAGATAAGTTATTAAATGTCTCTAAAGTGATTTTATTATTGTTGTTATCATCTCCTCTTCTAACTGCTAGGGTAAATGTACCTTTAGAGTTATCAACGTTTGAGATTTCCCATCTAAGGTTATCTTCAGAACCAGACTTTAATGACCCGTCTGAGTTAAGGTATTCAGTACCTTCTAATGCATGTAATGAAGAAGTAGCGTTGTTGTAAAGAGTACCTTTACCGATAGTCTTTAAAGTAAATGGTTGAGTTGAACCGTCTGCTGATGATGAAATATGAGTTGATGTAGCTGATGTAAAAGAACCAGATACTACTCTAGTAACAAGAACACTCTCTCCTCCTTGATCGAAATAATTCTTAACTGCA